GCCGGCGTTGTGGCGAGCCCGACGAGCTCGCGCCGCTCCTCGTCAACCGACTTGATCTCGAGCACGCTGTACGCGCGGTCCATGAGTAACCTCACAGGAAAGTGATCGTGTATTCCGCTTCGCGATTCGCGCGGGCCGCACAGCCCGCCGCCATCGCGAGCGCCACCAGGCCGTCGATCCGGCCCGTCGCCTTGTCCTTGTCGAGCTTGCGATTGCCCGCGGCATCGCGCGTGACGACCGCATGGCTCGCGCACATGTTGAGAATCGGATGCCCGCCGTGGCGGAGCTTCTGCTCGAGTATGTCGTGCTCGAGCGCGTCCAAAGCGGGCGTCATATCTTTGAAGCCCTGCCCGAACTCGACCATTGGGAGTTCCCGATCGAGCCGCGACAACTCGCTCTTCAGGATGTCGATCCGCCAGCGATCGAAGGCAATCTCGTTGACCGGATACTTTTCGCAGAGCGCCACCAAATCGCGCGCCACGAAGCCATAGTCGACCGAGGCACCGGGCGTGAGCGTGAGATGGCCCTGACGCGCCCACACGTCGTACGGCACTCGGTCGCGGTGCGAGCGTTCGCTAAGCCCGTGCTCCGGTGCGTAGAACTTCGCCTGCGTGTGCAGCAGTCCATCTGTTCCACGTGCCACCATCACGAGCGCCGTCAGATCGTGCCGCGCCGAGAGATCGAGGCCAATCCAGCAGCCCGACTCGAACGCGAGCTCGTCGGCCTCGCCATTGCACGCCTCCCAGACCGCCCGCCCGATAAAGGGCGAGGTGACATTGACCCGCTGGTTGAGCACCAGGTTGCGGTAGGCCGCTTCCCGCGCCGGCATTCTTTTTGCGCTCGCCGCCTGGTCGAGCACCTCTTCGGCGTTCAGGAAGTCGCCGAAGGCCGGATTGGCCTGCCGGATGGTCGCCTCGGCAAACGGATCGAGCGCCTCGTCCGCCGTGTAGAGCCAGAGCTTCACCTTCGGATCGGCGCCCGACTTCGCGTCGTCAATCAGCAGCGACAGCAAGTCGGCATCGGTCGGCGCCTGCGTTGAGATCACGATGGAAAGCGGCGCCTCCTGCGCACCCGCCGCCGTCTCGAGCGCCTCGTACATGTCCGACCGCGGACCGCGTACTTGGCCCAGCTCGTCGTGCACGGTGAATACCGGCGAGAGCCCATACGAGGTCGACGCATCCGCCGAGAGCGCCCGGTACAACGTCCCGAGCTCCTCGCAGTACAACTGCTTCGCCGTATCCCGAACGCTTACATACGTCCGCAGATCCGGCGACAACCGGACGATCTTGGCGGCGAGACTGAACAACAACCCCGCCTGGTCCCGGCTCTGTGCCGCGCTGAACAGCTGGCTATTGGCGCGGGACTCCACGCCGACCAGATGGAGCAGCAACAGAAGCGCCGAGAGCGTCGTCTTGGCATTCTTCCGACCAAACGAAATGATCGCCCGCCGCGTCGGCGTGTCGTAGATCCCGCAGATGATCTCGCGCTGCCAGGAGCGCAGCTTCACCGGCTGCCCGACGAAGCGCCCCTCAGGGATGCGGCAGTACGTTTCGATCCAGTCGCAATTGCGCTCGCCGCGCGTCTTCTCTACGCGCTGCGCCGTTGCTGCCATGGATGCTTGTTGTCATCGGCGACTTTTCGGTCGATCGTGTTCGCCCGCTCGGCCTTGTACCGCGCCGACGGACACAACCGCAGCTTCATCGCCAATGTACACAACTCGATACTGGTCGACGCCTGAACCCGTCGCATCGACTGATACTGCCGCCAGCCCTTCGCGCTCTTCATCTTCGCCGCCGAGATCCCATTGATCGCTGCCGAGATGCGATCGTGCTGCACCGACGCACGACAGTAAGACTTGAGCAGAATCTCCGAATCCGCCTGCCACCATTCCGCCGGCTTCGTGGCCGTGACATCGCGCCAGTACACGGCCTCCGGCTCCGTCAGGTCTGCGGGCGGATCTGGCAGTACACCGGGAACAATGGGCACCAGGATGGCGAGTTCCGCCACGCTTTTTCTGCCACGCTCTTCCACTTTCGCCTAACGCTCCCGATTTAAAATACCGATTGCGACGGTGCGGTTTCCGTCAAACGGGCGAAACTTCACGATTCCCCCCCCGCCGTCGGCCAACCATCGGTGCCAATGCGTTCGCGCGGTCGATCGCCGCGCTCGAGCGCCGACTTCCGGGCGTGGCACCCGTACCCCCTCCCCCCGCATAAACTTTGAAAATTCGATTCGTCGTCGGCGCCGCCGTCGCGCAATCGCACGATGTGATCGACTTCTTCTGCGACTGTGATGCGTCCATTGCGTTTGCATTCTTCGCACAACGGATGATTGAAGAGCCAGCGTGCTCTGCGATCTACTGCACGCCGACCACGCAAGCGCTTAGGAACGTGGTATTGGTCGTCCGTCCAGGCCCACCGAGGGGTAGTCACTTTCCTCGTCGTTCTCTCTGGTTCCGTACTCGATCAAAGACTGGATCGACTGGCTGAGCAGCGTCATTGCTACTGCTGCCTGCTGCAGTGCCAGCGTCGACTGTCGGTGTGCTTGAATCAGATCGCTTACTTGCGAGCCAATCGGAATGTTTGTATGCGGCGCGAGCGAGTCGGTTGAGCTTGCGCTTCTCGGCCCACTTGGCGAGCTGCTTGGCGCGCTTCTGGCATCCGGCGCAGGGCATAGATCGTCCTTCATTTAAGCGGCAGAACTTGCACAGCCTCCACCACGCAGAGCAACAGTACTGCGACGTAGAGAGGTGCCTTACCCATCGCCGCGGCTATCGCAACCGCAATCGCTGCAATCAGAAATACCAATACAACTGTCAGCATAGTTCGCCTCCTCAGTTGCTACGGATCGGGCCGCGATTTACATACAGCGTCGGACTGAGCACAGTGGCACCGGCTGCCGGAATGAGCACCAACGCACCGAGCGCCCACTCGCTGCCGAACTGCGTGGCCGTCACTTTCGCGGTCGTGCTGGCAGTCGGATCGGCCACGCCCCAGGCCCCGTCGGCATCAGTGGCGTTTGTTAATTCCTCGTAACTGGTAAAGGGCGAGGTCCACGTGGTCGAGCTGCTGTTGTTACCGGCGGTATACATTCCGATAAACGCAAGCGCCTTGTCGCCGCTCTGTGCGGTCATGGAGCCGGTCTCGATCGGCAGCGAAGTGCGCATCGTCCCGGCGTGTGAGCGCACCGGGCTCGCCGTATCGATCCCCTTCCAGAACTGCACGCTATGCACCCGCAGCGGATCGGTCGGTCCTCCCGTATAGGACCACGTGAGACTTTTGTTGCTGCCGGTGTCCGGGCTCACCTGGTAGAAGAGCGCACCCTGCCACGTCACACCGGCATCCATCCCTGTGGCGACTTTGGTCATCGCCGTCTGCGAGCCACCCTTGGTGAAGAGCATCGAGCTGAAACCACCCGAGGCGCCGTGATAGCCGCTCAGCCCAACGATCACGATCTCCGCATCACTCGGCACGGTGATTGTGCTGGAGACGGTGCCAGTGCTGGCTGAGCCATAGCTGCCGGTGAAGGTGAGCGTGCTCCCGGTCTGAGTGATCGCCACTCGGTCTCCTCTGTACGAAAAAGACGCCGAGCACCATCCGCCCGGCGTCTTAACTCGGAGTCACAGGAGTCGGGCAATTATATACTTGACAAACCACGGTCCCTGTATGGATCGTGGCAGAGGATAACGCCTTGCGGCCTCGGTCCGATCCCCGCTTCCCATAGATCAATATCGAAGCAGACCTCGCGGATGCGCTCGTAGGTCGCTCGTTGCTCCGGCGTGATGCCGGCGAGGATCTTGTCCCGCTGCTGCTCGTCGCGGATGTTCAGGAAGTCGATGAGTTCGTCGTCAGTCATTGGAGTTTGCGGCTATGTCCGATGGCATTCGGCCTTGAGCACCGGCTCGCCAGTCTGGGTCGGTCCAGTGGGTTTGTCATGTATATGATTGCCAGGAGTCGTCTTTGCTGGAGTCAGCCGCCGCACCGGCAGTGCGGGCAGGCTAGCCGCGTATGTAGCGGTTTACTAACGGAATTACAAACCGATTATCTGCACTCTCGTTGCAGAAATGCACTCACCGAGTCACGGGCTGAGCGCAGCCGCCGGTAGAACTCCGGGACGCTGCAGCGGCAGCGTTTGGCCTTGTCTTCGCAGGGTGCATAGGTGAGGTAGTAGGTTCGGATGGCCTTGCGCTCGCGACGTTCGAGCCGCGCCACGGCGCGGTCGATCTGCGCGATGTGCCACGGCATGTCGGGATCGGGGGCCGTTCCACGTGAAGCAACACCCGTGCGCTTCGCCTGCATGAGCCGCCAGGCGACCGAGGTGGAGCCGTAGCCGATGCGCTCCTGGTAGCGCCCGACCCACGCGGCCCAGGCATCAAGCGCGGCGGCAATGGCGGGCGGGATGTCGTCCAGTAGCCCGCGCCGCCGGTCAACCCTGATACCGCTTGACCTCGCCTCGGCCGTAGGTGGCGACGCTGCGGGGCGAAATGCCGAAGCGCCGCGCGAGCTCGGCATTGCTCGGCTGCTCGACGCGATTGCGGATGATCTCACGTAGCTTCTCCGCTTCATCTTCGTCGAGCTTCGGTGGTCGGCCTCTCCACTTCTGCATCGTCCATCCCCCTTTTTTGCTCCTAGCTCGCCGACAGTTTGAACCACGGCGGCAACGTCACCCGTGGGCCGCCGGCCTGCGGGTAGTCAGTGGCGGTATGCGGTCCGACATCGCCGCCCAGGAAGCGAATCACCCGCGGGCCGGTCTGCGACGGGAAGATCCAGCCGGTCGGCACGGGCGACTGGTCGTAAACCTCGACCGTCTCGGCGGCATCGTCATAGGTGTGCACACCGGGCACCACCTGCGTCGCGGGCGGCCCCGGATCGTTGATGTTGAAGAACGGGTCCGTGTCGGTGCCGCTGTCGGGATAGGGGCCGGAGTTCGGCCACCCGTGGTAATCGTTGTTCGCGAAAAACGTGATGCTGCGATCGGTGAAGCCAGGCGGGGCCGCAATCACGTAGATCGGCCCTTCCGTGACGTAGTTGAGCACCGGTGCCACCCCATCGTCGCGAAACGGCGGGCGGCGGTGCGTGCTCTCCGCGACCCATTCGAACCGATTCCACGCCACGTATTTTTTGAACGTGTGTGGATTGGTTTCATCGCTGATCGGCTTGGCGTTCACGGCGGCCCAGAAGCTCACGCTGCCGTAGGTCTGCGCGGTGTTCGGGAAACTCCCGACCGCCTTACCGTGATAGGGCTTCACGGTCGTCACCCGATCCTTGTAGCTCTTGTCGCACGACGGCGGCTCATCGCAGCCGTGGATGTCGGTCTCGCGGCGTCTGAAAAAGATCGCCCCGTCCGGCGTGCCACCGAGCCCGCCGCTCGCCCGGTCGCGCAACTGAAAGAAATCGTTGTTGAAGATGCACACCTCTGCGGCCGAAGCGATATCGATCAGCTTCGAGGCGCGCTTGCCGAGCGTTGGATTGGTCGGGTCACGCACGGTGGAGAACCAGCAGTGCGCGATCGTGTGGTGTCGCATCGTTGACTTGCAGAGCGAGGCTTGTTTCGCACCGCCACAGCGGACGTTGATCTGATTCAGATACGAGTTGGGCCGCCCCTCCACGTACTGCATGTGTCGCGTCGAGCTGCCACCCGCCTCGTAAGCTTCGCTGTTCACATACCAGAGCGTGACTGAACCGGTATTGAAGTTGGTTTTACTCTCGCTGCCCTGGTAGCCGAGGATCGTGAGATAGTTCTCGCCGCCCCGGACCGAGTCATCGGCCGAGACTTTCGCCACCACCCACTGGATGTCGCGGCTCACGTCCACACCCGCGCCGATGGCAATTTTCCAGCTCGTGTTTCGCACATTGCGCACCACGAACGTCGTCACGGGACGGCCACTCATCACCACGCCCATCGGCCCCGTCGGGCTCGCGAGCAGCGGACGGTTCGACGGGTCGCCCAGGAAATAGGCGGCCCCGCCCCAGCGATTTGGCGACTTCGGCCCCATCGGGCATTCGATCGAGCTGCCACCCGTGACGAACAGCACGTTCGGCGAATCGTCGGTGCTGTTGGGATTCAAGGCGCTGACGACATCCGTGGTCGAGCCGTCATTGAAGGGCTGCGTCTCGGGAAAGCTCTTCGCCGCCGTCCAGCCCTTCGCCGTGGCGACCGCTTGTGCGTCTTTGCCCCAGACCACCGTCGGCGACACGATCCGAATCCGCGTGCTGCGCACGGCCGCACCGCACGTGACCGTGATGGCCGCGGTCTCATTGGGCGCTGCGGGATTGGCCCCGCTGTAACTCAATCGCCCGGTCGTCGGTGCGTAGGTGACGCCGACGGGAAGCGTCCCCTCGAGCTCGATCGGAAAGCGCGGCACGTAGTCCCCGCCGGCCTCGTTTTTCAGCCGCTGTCCCGGCGTCTTCCACCACAGATCCCCGGCCGCCTGGCGATTCTGCTCATCGAGCACGTAGACCGCGAGCTCCTCGTCCTCGGCAAAACCGCGCACGAACGTGAACTCCGGCATCGAGGCCAGCGTGAAGGTCCCCTCCGGCACCGGCAGCGTCTCCCCGATGTCCACCGACGCCGAGCCAACCAGCTCTTTCGAGGTCACCTCGTAGGTGTAACTGGCATCCGCCGTGACGGTGAAATCCTCATACGTCGGCTGACGGATGAACCCGGTATGCAGCAGCGTCCCGTCACGGTAGACCTGGTAGCCGCGCCCCGGCACTTTGTCCCACGTCAGAATCACCGACGGCTTGTCGGTCACGGTCGCTGTAACGTTCATCCGTCCCCCGGTATTCGTTCATTCTCCGCCACGATCACCTGGCGCAATTGCCGGCAGAAGGTGACCACCGCCTCGAGCACGAACAACGAATCGTAGGCGTTGAGCGCGTGCATCTGGTCCTCGATCGTCTCGATGATGGCGTTGATCGCATCCTCGCGCGGGCCGGTGTCGGGGTCGCTCATGCCGCCTGCCCTCGCCGCGTAATCGCCTCGATGGCCTTCAGCACGGCTACGTGCGGGTCGGTGGCGACGATGTAGGGACCGCCGCGCCAGGTCGTGGCGAAGCTGCGCTGGCCGTCTGAGAGCGACGAAGGCTTAATGCCGCCGTCTCTGCGGGTGGGCGACTTGCACTCCACGAGGACCGTCGCCCCACGCAGCCCCGCCACGAGGTCTGGACCGTTGCCGCCGTTGGCGTGGGTGTCCCACACCGAAAACCCCGCCGCCTCGAGCGCCGCCCGGATGGCCCCGTGAGTGCTGTCGACCTTGCGGGCGTAGCGGCTCATGTCGCCAGGTACTCCCGCTTGCGGTGCTCCGCCCACGCGTCCACCCACTCCGGCCACACCGCTTTCGGGTGTTGGCTCAGCCACTCCCGCCACTGCGCCTCATACGCTGGGAGCTGCGCCTTCGGGACGTAGAACAGGCTCACCACGTAGCCGTCCTTCGTCGTCGGCATGGTGAGCCGCGCTTGCATCCGGTCGCTCGTCAAGTTCATGCGTTCCCCTTCAGCCAAGTCTCAACAACCGGCGTTTCGTCTTCGCGCGCCGCGCCGCCCCTCGCGCGCGCGCGCGTAAGATCCTTCCTTCCTTCCGATCCTTCCGATCCCCCAGCGAGCTCAGATGTAAGGCTACGGTCGTCCTCATGAATCCTCATGAGAGCTACCGGGGGTGGGTATCGGGACTCCCTCGTCCGGTGCTGGACGTACTGGTGATCGTTCCAAGTCGGGAGCGCATAGAGCGCCCCGTGTTTGCCGCCGTCGTAGAGCACGGCGAGCTCCTGGGTGGCCACGGACTCGAGCCACTCCTGCACCGTGGCGCAGGTCACGTCGTCGCCGGGAAAGACAGCGGCCTTCAAGCGCCGCGCGTCCGCGACGCCCCGGCCGTAGTCGTCCGCCTGGGTGATGAGCCCGATGAAGAGCAGCCGCGGCCCGTGCTCAAGGTTCATGACCTGTGGACTCAACCACAGCTCCGGCTTGATGGTGCGGATGCGGGCCATGTCATGCGGTCGCCACTTCTGGCACCGGCAGCGTGCCGGCAATTTGCATGTTCCAGTGCGGCAAGGTCCGCACGACTGCCTCGTGAATCAAAATAAACGGATCACCCGATCCTCGAGAAGCGCTGCTGTAATTGATGGCTGGTTGATAACCAAGCCATTTCTCTGAAAACACCGACTTGAGATACGCATCGAGTGCCAGATCCGATCGATCGGTAAGCATCAGGCAATCGATCCGCGGCAACGCGTCGCACCAGAATCCGGCGTCAATTCCGCATTCGACATCGCGGTAGCAGTAAAGAATCTGCACGCCGAGCGATGCTTTCAAAATGTGATGCGCGAGCGGCAGCGCTTCAATGGCCCAATTGCAACTTTTCGTCCGTGGGTGGCGCGTTTTGCATTCGTACTCGTAGCAGATTGATAGCGTTTTATGCAGTGCCAAGCGATCGGCGCGAGCGCGTAGATACAAGGCCGAAGGCGTATCAATACGCTGCAAATGCTTAACCATTTCCTGCGGCATTGTTTCGTGATAGGTCGCCGCGTGCGTCCAGAATCCGCAGCTATCTAGGACTTTTGATACGTCGGTTTCTAGAATCGCGTGCCGGATGTCGTCAGTTCTCATGCTGCGTTACTCCGTCGACTGCTGCGATCCGCCTGTATTCTTCGCACGGCCGCATCGCGTGTTATTGGATCGATTTCATAGGTGCGCCACTTACGGCCGAGTCGGTCGGCGGCGAGTGCCGTCGTGCCACTACCGCAAAAGAAATCGACAACGAGTCCGGCCGGGCTCGAGAGTTGCCGGATGTAGTAATCAGCTTCCGCAAGCGGCTGCTGCCATTCGTGGGTATCTTTTTCCCGCTGCGTCGATACCAAGTCATCGACGAAGGTGTGCTTGTCGCCGCGCGTACTCTTCACAAACCAGACGATCGGTTTCCAGTGGACGATGATTCCGTATTCGGTCATGCGCGCCATACTTCCGCCGTTATGGTGCATCGCATTCATCCACCAGTAGCGCAGGCCCACAGCAGAGCAGCCAGCCAGGATTTCAGGCAGAAGGTAGTGACCGCTGTAGGCCATGAAGCTGCCGCCGGGTCGCAGCACGCGCATCGCAGCCGCAGCGGCATCGGCGTAAAGGCCGACGGAGTCCCGATCGTAGGGTGGATCGCAAAAGACCAAGTCGACCGATTCCGGCGTCAGGTCGGTCGACCAGTCCTGGAAGGCACCACAGACGACGTTTGACTCAATGTCGTCGTCGATCTCCGAAACGTGGCCGCGCCAGTCGACATTCAAAAGATGCTTGTCGGCTTGCAGCGCCTTTAATTGTTTTTGGTTGATCCTTTCGCCAGATTCCAGCAGCTTTTTTTTTGCTTCATCGGCTAGGCGAGTAAAGTCATAGAAAGCGTTCCAATCGGGATCAAAGTTATTCTTAATAAGAATAAGTTCGGTTGCGTGTCGTCCGATCTGCACCCACTTGGATGCAACGGGCTGAGACATGCCGAAGCGCGTTTCCGCGAATTCTGAGAAATGCGATCCGCCCTGCTTGCCATAATTCGTCCGACAGTCGTCTGCATATTCTGCCCATCGGATGCCGCGATCGATGATCGACGCCTCGGGACTGGCGGCTCGAATGTAGGTTTCCCACTCGTCATCGGTGCGTCGGCCC